CGATCCTGTCGGTGTCGGGGAATACCTTGACGCTCTCCGGCCCGGTCACAGGGCTGGTTGCTGGCGACCCGATGACGGTCGTGATCGGATGCAATCGTCAGATGGACGACTGCGGGACTTTGCACAGCAACATCAACAACTTCGGTGGTCAACCGTGGATTCCGACGAAGAACCCGGTCAACACCAATCCCTATGGGTGACGCATGGCTTGGTTTATCCCCCTCCTGATCGGTCTGGCGATCTCCGTCGTCGCCTACCTGATTATGCCGAAGCCGAAAGCTCCCAAGCCGCCGGAGGCACAGGACCTTGAAGCGCCGACGGCTGAAGCCGGTCGCCCGGTCCCGGTCGTGTTCGGCAAAATGAGGGTGAAGGGGATCAACCTGCTGTGGTATGGGAACATCAGCAAGAGGGAATACGACGTCGATGCCTGACACCGAAGACGAAGACCGGAACATCGTCCTGCTGCCCGAAGATGCCCGTGCCTGTGGGTTCTGCGGACGCGGCTTCACGGCATGGGGTCAGGGGAAGTTCACCATCCGGGGGCTGATCGCCGGAGAATACACGGTCGGCTTGGCCGAGGACCAGAACGACGCCTTCGCGTCGAGGATCGCAAAGGCGGCACGGAAGCGGGTGGAAGATGGGCGGCGGGGGCGGTAAGAAGGGCGGCGGGAAGCGCCGCGTTGTCGATTACCACATCGACCTGCACTACGGCATTTGCTGGGGTCCTGTGGATTCCGTCGAGGAAGTCCGGTTCAAGGAATTTGTGGGCTGGTCTGGATCGGCTTCAGCTAACACGACGATCTCGGTCGACGAGCCCGATCTGTTCGGCGGGAACGACTCCGAGGGCGGCATCCGTGGGAAGATCGAAGTCCTTCTTGGCGGCGCAGCTCAGGTCCTGTCGAACGTCCTTGCCGGATACCTCGGCCTGACCGGGGCGACGGCTCCCGGCTATCGGGGGATCACGTCGATCTGGCTCCACGACGGGGGCGGTGGCCGGGGGTTCATGATCGGCCAGAACAACCCCTTCATCCCGGAGATCGACGTCAGGGTGGCCCGCTATCCGAAGCCGCCTGCCCTGAACGCCGCCATCGCCGTGATCGGGGAAGACGCGAACCCGATCCACATGATCTTCGACATCTACACCAACTCCGATTGGGGCATGGGATGGCCTGCTTCGGCTTTCAACCTGACGACGTGGAACGCGGTCGCGCAGGTGATCTACGACGAGGGTCTGGGCCTGTCGATGATGTGGGTCCAGCCGGGCCAGATCGAGAAGTTCGTCAGCGAGATTCAGGATCACATCCAAGCCGCGATCTACACCGACCAGCAGACCGGCTTGATCGAGATCAAGCTGTTCCGGAACGACTACGACCTGAACACGGTCCCGGTCTTCGACCCGGACAACTGCACCATCGACAACTACGAGCGCCGCGCTTTGGAGGACACGATCAACGAGATCGTCGTCACCTACACCGATCCGGAGAACGAGCAGGACGCCACCGTCACTCTTCAGGACCTCGCGAACATCGCGGCCCAGAACGGGCTTATCAAATCGGAGGGGAGGAACTACTACGGCGTCAGGAACGCCGCTCTGGCGTGGGAGCTGGGCGAACGCGATCTCCGCGCCAGCAGCTACCCCCTGTTCTCCTGTGACGTCCTGACCGACAGGTCCGGGCGGACCATTGCGCCCGGCAGCGTCATCAAGCTCGTGTGGCCCGAAGAGGGGATCACGGCTATGGCGATGCGGGTCATGAACGTGAGCCGTGGTCGCAAGGACGCGGGTCAGGTGATCCTGAAGTGCGTCGAGGACATCTGGGGCCTCGACCGGGCGGTATTCGACATCCCGCCGACGACGCTCTGGAACGACACTCTGGTCGACCCGACGGACTTCGCCCAGACGAGCGCCTTCACGCTCCCCTACCCCGCGCTTTCTGCCAACGGGATCAGCACGGCCTATGCGGACGTCTACGTTGGCCTCTTGGCGCAGCAGGGCGATGGCGGCGTCACGTCCAGCTATGTGCTGACGACCGAGACTACCGACCCGGCGGGAGGCATCATCACGAGGAACTTCACGGGGTTCCTTCAGGCTCCGTTCGGATCGCTCGCAGTGGACTTCGTCGCCGAACCGACCACGGCTCTCGCCGACGCCGACTTCTTCAACCTGATCGGCGACATCGTCCCCGCGACCGGCCAGCTCTTCTACATCGGCGACACGACCGACGATACGATCAACGAGATCGTGCTTCTTACAGCGCATAGCGCGGGCGTCTGGACGGTAGCGCGCGGGCTCTACGACACGGTGCCGCGAGACTGGCCCACCGGAACCGAGCTGTGGCATGTGCCGCTCGATCTGTCCTCGGTCGATCCGATCATCCGAACTGCCGGTGCGCCGGTCAGCTACTGGCTGCGCCCCCGGACGCGCGCAGGGACGCTTCCACAGGGCAGCGCGTCCGAGCTGGTCTACGCCCCTTCGGAACGGCCGCACCTGCCCTTCAGGCCCGCCAACGTGGCTGTAGCGGGGGATTCCGGCTTCGGCCTTCTGGACCTCGGGGATTACTCCCTTCTCGGGCCCACCGTGACTGTCACTTGGTCGAACCGGAACCGCACGATGGAGGACTCCATCGCTCTGCTCTGGGACGAACCGAACGTCTCTCCGGAAGCCGGGCAGACGACCACGATCCGGGTCTTCGACCTGTCGGACAATCTTGTGGTCGAGTATGCCGGGCTCACCGGAACGAGCTTCGACATGACCTCGGCAGACCTCGTGTCGACAGGGGAGAGCCAACTGGTTATAAGGGTGCTGTCGGACAATGGGGGTTTGGAGTCCCTGCAAGCATTTGAGCGTCGGATTGACATCACGGTCGCGGGCTACGGGTTCGGCTACGGACAGAGCTACGGATAGGAGAGCTGACGCATGACGACCACGGTGGACACGAGCTTCGACGGCAGCGACGGCTGGGTGCAGGTTTCGGCGGGATCGCCGAGTGTGACCGTCGTCCTGAAAAGCAACGGGCCGATCCTGCTGCAAGTCGCGGGATCAGCTCCGGCCTCGGACAACTTCCACGGCTTCCTGCTCTGGGATCAAGGGGAGACCAGCTTCGCCGGAAACGCCCTTGCCGGGACCGACAACTGCTACGTCCGGACCAAGTCCGCATCACAAGGGTCCGAGGTCGTCACGGTGATGGCGACATGATCGTCTACGGCGAACCTGTCTTCTCGCTGACGCGCCCGGCTGGTAAAACGGCCAAGGACAAGGCCAAGGGCAAGAAACCCCCGAAGGGCGTTGGTGCCGGAAACGGCCGAAAATTCGGGCTCACCGATGCGGCGATCTACGCGGCGCAGCCTTCGCTGGCTCCGGACCTCGGCTTCGGTTATGACTATGGGAACAACTACGGGAACGGGAGCTGACGCATGGCAGGCGAACGCACACTTCCGGGGCTTGGCCTGACTGGCTTCTGGAACCTCGGATCGGCTTACAAGACCGGGATGGATCAGAACCTTCTGGACCTCTCGACTCTCTCGCAGCTGCGGGCGATCTCCCGCGTCACGGCGCTGCCGGGAAGTCCCACCGACGGGGACATCTACATTGTCCCCAGCGGGGCAGGATCGAACCCGAACGAGATCGCCGTGCGAGACAACTCGGCATGGGCCTACTACACCCCCGCTGAAGGCTATTCGGCCTATGTCGAGGACGAAGACGTCTTCGTCGTCTGGAACGGGACGGCATGGGTGCGGCAGGGCAACTACGACATCGGCTTCTTCGCTGCCGATGTGATGACCGATGCGGAGATCATCGCTCGATTCGTTGCCGTTCGGGCCTTCACGGTCCCCGTCAGTGCCACGGGATCACAGGCCAAGGCCGAAACGGCCTCGACCGGCGATGTCAGCTTCGAGCTTCAGAAAAACGGGGTGGCTTTCGGGACGGTCCGCTTCAACGCCTCCGCAACCGGGGCGTTCACTGTGGCCTCGGCCACCAGCTTCGCTATCGGTGATGTTCTGAAGCTGGTGGCTCCGGCGACAGCCGACGCGACGCTGGCGGACGTGGGGATTAGCCTGAAGACGCAGCTGCTCTAGGGAGGCATGAGATGGTCGCAGAAGTCCTTTTCGCGGGCGGGAGGCTGGACAGCCTCGTGACTGTCGCCGGATCGCCGACTGAAGGGACCTCGTCATCCCAGCGGGACACCGCATTTGCAGACGCAGTGACCATTTGCGGCTCGACTGCTGTTTTCGTAGCGGCACCGTTCTTCACAGACTCTGGCGGGGTGCTTTCGGCGACCACGGTCGTCTCCGGGGAGACCCTGTGGGTTCACTTCGAGATGTATAACCTCGGGACCAACTTCAGCACTGGCGCTGTGGTCACAATCTACGACTCGTCCGGGTTTCCGTGGTTCCGGATCGTGTCGGCTTCTGGCGGCGTGATGCAGCCCCAATACAACAGCAACACAGGGGCCAGCCCGACGTGGACAGCTGTCGGGGACAGCCTCACGATCCGGGGTCAGACGAAGTTCGTCTGGGACCTGAAACTGACCCTCGGAAGTCCGCACTCGTTCGAGTGGTCTCTGGGCTCTGTCAAGCAGTCCTATGGCACCTTCACCCAAGCGAGCTTCGCCAACGCCGCCTCGGCTCGGTTCAGCTCGACCGGGGGCACCAGCGGAACGGCCTTCAGCCAGATTCTCGCGACGCGGGACATCACGACCATCGGGGCTCGCGTCAAGTATTGCCGGGCCACGGCCGCCGGAGCGAACACCGGATGGTCCGGAGCCTATACCGACGTGAACGAAGCCGTGGGGGCTGACGGAACGCTCCAATCCGCAGCTTCGGCCGGGCTGAAGTCCACCCATGCGATGGGGGACGTCACCATGCCCGGCAACGCGAACAAGTTCCGATCTCTTTTCCACTGGCTGCGAGCCAACAACAACGGTGCGAGCCCCCAGAACATCAAATCGGTGCTGCGGTCTAGCGGGGTAGACTACTCGACCGGAGACCTGTCTGGGATCGGGACCACGCTCGCGGCCGTCGGCGCACGGTATAACCAAAACCCGGCCACGACCGCTGACTGGGTGGCCTCGGACTGGAACGCAATGGAAGCTGGGTATGAGGCCGCCGCATGACCGACAACGTCGCCGTCCAGACCGCCTATGCAGCTCTCACCCTTGAAAAGATCGTCGTATCTGAGCAGACTGCCTATGCCGCGATCATCCCCGGCTTGCGCGCCACCATCACCGAGCAGACCGCGTATGTGGTCCTCACCCAAGCGGCCAGCACGGCCAAGAAACGCCGTTCCGTCATCGCGATCTCGTCGTGAGCGGAACATCAGCAGGAGAACAACATGGTCGCTGAAGTCCTTTTCGCAGGTGGCCGGATGGACAGCGTCCGGTCGGTCGGGGTTCTTGAAGAGCTGACCACCACCAGCCATCGTGACACGTCTTATGCAGATGCCTCGCTGCACTGCTCCGGCAGCTCCGTCGGCATCCTGATCGACCTCTATACCCAGACCGGCGGGGTGCTTTCGGCGACCACGGTCGTCTCCGGAGAAACCCTCTGGCTGCACTTCGAGTTCTTCAATCTCGCCACGATCTCCTACACCAGCGGGGAACATTGGATCATCTACGATTCATCCGGCTATCCGTGGTTCAGGGTGTCGCCGACGGCGACTTCGACCCTGCTGCAATTCGAGTATAACAGCGGAACCGGCCCGAGCCCCGTCTGGACGACGGTCGGCTCGACGTGGGACTGGGCCGGTCAGACCAGATACACGGTCGACCTGAAGCTGACTCTCGGAAGCCCGCACTCGTTCGAGTTCAGCGTCGCCGGGTCGTTGATTACCTCGGGCACCTTCACCCAAGCGAGCTTCACCAACGCCGCCCTGATCCGTCTGAACGGGATGTATAGCAACCTTGGATCGGGCACGGCCTACAGCCAAATCCTCGCAACGCGGGACATCCCCACCATCGGCGCGAAGGTGAAATACTGCCGGGCAACGGCCGCCGGGGCGAACACCGGGTTCTCCGGAGCCTATACCGACGTCAACGAGCAGGTGAACTCGGACGCTTCCGCCGAGTCGGCAGACACGGCCGGGCTGAAGACCACCCATGCGATGGGGGACGTCACGGTCGGTTCGGGGGCCGAGATCAAGGCCGTCTTCCATTGGCTGCGCGCCAAAAACGACGGGACTTCTCCGAACAACATCAAGTCGGTCGTCCGCTCCGGTGGGACGGACTACGCGACCGGGGACCTGTCGGGGATCGGCACCAGCTATGGACCCGTCGGCGCTCGATACGACAACAACCCGGACACGGGCCTGAACTGGGTGGAGGCCGGATGGAACGCGGTAGAGATGGGGTTCGAGGCCGCCGCCTGATAATCATGGACACCTGAAGGTTGTTCCTCTAAGCTCCCGCGCACACCAGCTCGGGAGCTTTTCCATGTCTGCGCCAATCCGCCCCATCGCGTTCAACAGCATCATTCTCGAAGAGGCTGAGAAACACCTTGGCGTCGAGGAATGGCCGGGCGCGAAGCACAACCCGGCGGTCCTCGCCTACTTCGAGACCAGCGGGAACGGCTGGGTCAAGGATGACGAGACGAGCTGGTGCGCGGCCTTCGTCAACGCGATCCTCGCCGCTCTGGCGCTGCCGACGACCGGCAAACTGAACGCTCGCAGCTTCCTCGACTACGGAGAGAAGGTCGAGCTGGTCGACGTGCGGCCGGGAGACATCGTCGTTTATTGGCGCGGCGATCCGAACGGCTGGCAGGGCCACGTCGGGTTCGTCATGTCGATCACCAATGGTCAGGTGATGACCCTCGGGGGCAACCAAGGAAACAAGGTCAGCATCGCGCCCTACCCCCTATCGCGCGTCCTCGGCTTCCGCCGCGTCACCGGGATTCCTGTGATCGACGGAGAGAACCGTCCTACCCTGCGCGAAGGCGACCGTGGTCCCTTTGTTCGCGCCGTTCAGGAAGCCCTGTCGACCATGAACTACGGCGTCGGTCGGATCGACGGCGACTTCGGGAGCAACACCCGTCGGGCCGTGGTCCAGTTCCAGTCGGACAAGGGTCTGAAAGCCGATGGGGTCGTGGGGCCGGTGACGTGGCGCGCTCTGGACGAGGGCGGCCAGAAGCCCCGCCGGGCGATCTCCGAAGACGAGCTGCGCGACAGCGGGTCCCGGACGATTGCCGCCGCCGACAAGGCCGAGGACGCGGCCAAGGTGGGCGCTGGCGCTGTCGTGGGCCTCGGGACCATCGACACGGTGATCGACGCCACACAGCGCGTCTCTGACGCCCAGACGACGCTCCAAGCGGCTCAGGAGATCATGCTGGCGAACTGGCCGATCCTGATCGTGATCGGCATCGGCGTCGTGGCCTACTTCTGGGGCCCCTCGATCATGGCCCGCATCCGTGAATACCGGACGCAGGACGCCCAGAGCGGGGAGAACATGAAGCGATGATTACCGAGTATCTGGCGGCCGGGGCTGTCGCTCTGGCGCTCGCTGGCGGCGGCTACGGATACTTCCAGCAGCAGCGAAACGAAACCCTGACCCTGAAGCTTTCGGCCGCGAACGGCGAACTGGCGACCTGCGGGGCGCGGCTGAACAACGTCTTGGAGGATGTGCGATCCGATGGCACGGTTGACAATCTCAGCGATGACGATCTGCGGCGCGTTCCTGCTGGCTGGCTGCGCCCCGGAGATTCCCCCGGTAATTGAGAAGCCTCTGTTCTGCGACGTCGAAGAGCCGCGCCGGTTCTCGCAGGAAGAGCTGGACTGGCGGGCCGCCAACGCGCCGTGGAACCTACGCAGGGACTTCAAGACGAACCTGACGTGGGATCGCGAGTGCGGTTCGGATGCAACCGTATAGGGTGCGCCGACTGCCAGTTAACACTTCATCCATTGCGCGGTCGCAGAACCGAAGCTATGCTTCCCTCGTTGAACCAAAAACGACCGGGTGAGGCAGTGCTTTGTTTCTTGGCAAAGGTGACAGCTCGAAGCTCCTAGAGCCGGAACAGACGACCCTCTCGCATCTGCGACGGATGATCGAGACCGGGCATCTGGTGGCTCTGAACCCCAAAGAGACCGACACCGCTCTCCGGGCGATCAGTTTCTATGGACAGTGGGAGTCTGCGCTGTCGATTGTTTCGTCTCTGCGGAACATCTTGGTAATCGCGGCTGGTGGCCTCGCCTTCTGGTGGGCTACCGGG